GAGGTTTTCATCAGAACAATTCTCCGGAATATGATCTTTATGGGCTACTGTGAGGACTATAACAATATACTTATATCCATATTCATCATTTTGGGTCTGCCATTCAGCCATTTCTTTGGATTCTTTGAATGTAAGTTCCTTTCCTGTATTCGGATTAATCCCCTGACCATAGTCTTCCATTGTTACATTTCCAGAGCAAGAAATAAAGTCACCATATTCGTCCCTATAACCAACTGAATAATTCCGAACTCCGCATTTTTCACAAAGTCCCTTAGATCTTTTACGTATTCTCTGGACAATTTCTGTCCAATTTGCTGGGTATCTATTTTTATTTTCGGGTTTGATGGGCATCGTTTTTTTTATCACGTACAATTCTGAAAGAATCAAAGCATGAATATCTTAAGCAGCCGATAGCTTTGAAATATTTTTCGTTAAGAACATCAAAAACAGCCTCTTGTGTTGTACAAGGATCGATCTTTCGGGTTTCCTGAAGGCATTCCCAGAAAAGATCAGCAAATCCCTGTTTTGTTAACATCCTAATGATGTCTCTATCGACTTCCAGTTTGCTAACTGTCGGTTTAACGTAGGCCTTCTTCATGTGGTTCTTAAAGTATGGGTTTTATAAATCTGTTTATCTTCTTTGCCGTAAGTAACGCTGAGATATTCGCCGATAGCAATGATGAGAGCTACAATCCCATCGATCTTATTCCGGCTGCGTTTTTTATCGGGTTTAATATTTTCATTGATATCCTGGTAGATCTGCACGTTTCCCAGCATCCAACGGAGAACCGGATCATCGAGGTGATCGAGCATGCCAGACATTGCCATCTTTTCAAATTCTTTCGACGGTCCGCTCATGTTCATTATTCCCTGGGCATATTCATCCATTTTCTCGATAGGAAAACCGGCAATTATAAGTCCCTGAATAACTCCATGGTAGGCTTTTGCCGGGTCATAAGCCAATCCTTCGCAAAAATATTGTCCGAGAATTACCATGATATCGGTTACCATCGAGTCGATATCAATCACATCGCCAGGAGTGGTTTTTATCCTACCTGCTTTTACCCAGGTAGGGTAATCGACCTTATCTTTCATCTCTGAAACTTTGGCTTCTGGGATCCAGTAGTACATTTTAGCGACAGGATGACCGTTGATATCGGGGAAATAAAGAGCAAGCGCGTTAATATCGACATGCGAAGCCAGGTCGAGACCCCAATAACATGGTTGCTTAACCAGGCTTTCCAATCGTGTTTTGTGGGAACAGAGCATCCATTTTTCATCAGGGATCCATACTTCCGGAGCATCGACCCAAAGATTCAGGTTTTTAGTCTTGAATGACACCTCTTTGCGCGGATCGTTAACTGCTCCCTGGAACTCGGACTTGAATCGGGATGGGATAACACTCACTCCATAATTCGGGTTTGCTTTCTTCCAGGTCTCAGGATCCTTCCAGTCATCTTTTTGGTCCGGAGTATAAATAATAGCGAAAGTGTCATCCTGCTGTTTGATTCCTTTGAGAATATCGATGCAAAGAGCCCGATAATTAAAGCATGGCAGTGTTTTATCCCTTCCAGCCGTAGTGATTATGACCACTAATGGCTGAGTTCTGTTGACTGTAGCGCTCTGAATGTTCTCAAAAACCTCGTTATTTTTCCAGACATGATATTCGTCGATGATCGCTGCTGATGGATTTATACCCTCCATGCTCTCAGAATCACGTCCGAGCATCTCCATTTTGGAAGATGTTTGAGGGATATTGATATTTTTAGTGAGGATCTTCGTGCGTTTTTTCAGGGAAGGAGAGTGCTCGATCATTTTTTTAGCTGCAGCGAAGCAGATCCGGGCCTGTTTCTCCACTGATGCTGCACAATAGACTTCGGCTTCTTCTTCTCCATCGAAAAATAGAAGATAATCGGCAAACACTGCAGCAAATGTTGTCTTTCCGTTTTTCTTCGGGATTTCAATATAAGCATAATTGAACCGGCGGGTCCCGTCTTTCTTTTTCCAGCCAAAAATGATATAAATGATAGCTGCTTCCCAGGGTTCGCATTCGAATGGCACCCAGGTACGTTTGTCAGGAGTATGTTTCAGGAATTTGCAGAAATCGAAGACCCTTTCAGCTGATTTTTTATCGAAATACCAGCTGTTTTCGGGAGCCACCAAAAGATCTGCTTTATGTCGTTCGAAAGTTAACCTTGTAGTTTTACTCACAAGCACTTCCCCTGATATCACTCCATCAATGTATTTTTCAGCTGCTCGGATCATTACAATGAAAAATATTCACAAGAATCATTTTCCCCTTTACTCTCAGGACATCCGTTCTCATTATAAAAGTAAGTGCAATGCTTACAGATTTTAACAACCTTCTGTGCCATTTCTGCTTCACGATCTCTATTCATTTTATCGATCATAAGATCTTCCATTGTTCTCATATATCTATATTTTAAGTAAAAATAAATCTGTCGTTTTCTTCGATTATGGTTGTGATAAACGGGAAGTCGGTAACCGGGACCTGAAGGATAGCTTCGATCAGTCCTCCAGATGAAGTAAATATTACATACTTCACTTCGTTGATTGAGATCTGAAGGTGTAGACATTTACCAGTTCCTTTCTCGGCAAATACTTTTGATGGTTCGAGCCTGAAATCATGTACCACAATTTCGCGGTTTAATACCTTGGCCATCTTTATTTTGTCGCCTTCGAAACCTTTTGCTGAAGGTTTTATATTAAACTCGCTAAACTGTTTCATTCAATAACTTTTTTAGCAGGTTTTTACTGTTACAATGCACAGCCCAACCCCTGTATGATGCGATAGATTGAGGGTTTTTGTTACTTGCCAGCATCCTGGCAAAGCTTTGTTTGATGCTTTTTCTCAATCTTATATGTGTATGCCTGAATACATAACCAACAAAATCAATTCCCCTGGAATTAACCGGGAATATCTGATAGTTATTCTTTACGGTAAGCTTTAATTTCTCCTGTAGGTAGTTCCGGATCTGATCAAGTACCTGGTGTAGATATGATTTACTGTCTGAGAGAATTACCATGTCGTCGGCATAACGGAAATAGTATTTCACTTGCAGATCCTCTTTCAACCAATGATCGAAGTATGTGAGGTAGAAATTTGCAAAATATTGGCTTAGGTAGTTGCCGATGGGAAGCCCGTCGGCACTGTCGATAATGCCATCGAGGAGCCATAGCAGATCCTGATCTTTTATCTTTCTCCGGAGCAGCTGCTTTAAAACTTCATGATCGACGTTTGGGTAGAACTTTTTAATATCAAGCTTCAGACAGTACTGGGTGCCCTGCAGGTCCTTCAGCGCAAATTTAACTGCAGTTGCAGCTGCATGAATGCCACGTTTTTTTATACAACTGTATGTGTCTGAAGTAAACGCAGATACAAAGATCGGTTCGAGAATATTCATTACCGCATGATGTACAATTCGGTCAGGGAAATATGGGAGCCGGAATATGATCCGCTCTTTGGGTTCGTAGATTGTAAAAGTTGTGTACTGAGATGTATTGTATGTTTTACCAATCAGCATTTCGTGCAGCTGCTGAATATTACGGTCCCGGTTCCGGTCGTGCCTGGTCACTCCGGGCTGGTTAAGTTTTCCTTTCCGGGCAATAGAGTCTGCCAGCTGAAGATTTTCAACTGAGCAGATCCTTTGATATAAATTATTTATTCGTTTCATGCCTTTGCCTTTGAAAGATCGCCTTCCCCTGGGGTACCAGCGCTCTTTAATTCATTGTTATTTTTTGCCATGATGGCAGGGTTTATGCTGCAGTATTTGCAGAGGTGGGAACTGACATTCGTATTCGTGTTATCGTAGTTGTAATTCGAATTCGAAAAACCGAACCCGGACGACAAAACCGGCAGCTCTGGCAGCATACAACCTTAATTTTTTTATTCTGGTTTCACATTTAAAAGCCAATTCTTCCACAGATCAGGGAATTGGTTTAGAATATAAATTGCTTTTTCTGAAGTGTCTGTGCAAAGGCGGGAACCGACAAACGAAAGCGAGTAAGCGTAGCCGAAAATCGAAAACGAAAAACCGAACCCGGACGACAAAACCCAGGGCCATGGGTAATATTTACCTTGTGAATGATCACTAAAATCAGGCTCCCAACCATCATTGATTGCTTCAAAAATTACCATAAGAAGAAAACAAGTTGTAAGTTGGGTGCGGAACTTTTCCGGGATCATTGAAAAATCAGGCAGTTTTGTAGAATCGTATCCATTCTTTTTGAATGCATCTTCAACGGTTTTGATTGTTCTGAAATCAAATACCTTCGTTTTCTTAGTTGTACTTATTTTTACCATCTTCCGTTTTTTAAATAATTATTCAGAATAAAGAAAATACTCCTGATACTCAGCTTTAAATTGCTCGGCTATATACAAAGCTTTCTCCCAGGTATCTGTGCAAAGGCGGGAACCGACCCTCGCATCCGTGGTATCGTAGCTGAAATCCGAACCCGAAAAACCGAACCTGGACGACAAAACTTCAAACAAGGGATAGTATTTATATTGATCCCAATTGCTCCAGTCGGGCTTCCATTCGTTGTTAATAGCCTTATAAATAATAAGCAATTTATAAGCTGCAATAATCGGCTTTGCGAACTCTTCCAGGATGCCAGAAACATCGGGAAGTTTTGCTGGATCTGTATTCACTTTTTTGCAGGCGTCCTCAAAAGTTTTGATTGTTGTGTAATCGAACTCAGGACTACTCTCTTTAATTTTTTTTGCTTTTGTTGTCATAGATTTATTTTGTTATGGTTAGAAAATCTTTATACAATTGGAGGAATTGGTTGCCAGCATACTTCGCTTTTTCTTCAGATTCAAAGCAAAGGCGGGAACCGACACTCGCAGACGTGAGATCGCAGCCGTAATCCGAACCCGAAAAACCGAACCCGGACGACAAATTAAAGTATGGCCACCATTTATACTGGTTAGAATTATTCCAGTCGGGTATCCAGGGACGGTCGTAATCAATCAAATTAATTGACCTTACAATAATTTTAAGTTTCTTGTAAGCCTTTTCATCAATAGTATCCGCGTCGTTTACTACACTATCGGGATTTATGCCCTGTAATTCACAAGCATCTTCGAAGGTTTTAATCTCATCGAAGCTTTTCTTTTTAAAGTAATCCTTACCGGAAGTTTCCTCCAGGATCTTCTTTAATGCATCAGGAGAATCTGAGTAGATCTCTTTTGCTGTTTCTTTTTTAATTTTTAGTTCCATAATGTTGATTGTTTGGTTAAATATTTTCTTTTGCCAGGAATAAACAAAGATGAAATATTCCATCAGCCCAGAATACAATATCACCACGATCTGCAAGATCACGTTCTATATCTAATTTCACTGGCTTACACCGACTGAATTCTGCATTGATCTTATTGATCTTTTCTTTAAATTCAGTTTTGAAGCTTTCAACCTGGTCAGAGGTTACAATTCTGCGATCCATCTCCATTGCGACTTTATGAGCTGCTTTTTGAAGATTGTTTTTTGAACACCAGTGATCCTGGGTAATTCTGCTGAAGTAATTTTTCATAAGTTTGGCTATTGGTTGTATTTATTTTGCATTTCATCGAAAGGATCCTTGTCTGACCTGGCCGGTCCGCCAACTTTCATTGCTGAAACCGGATCGAGTCCAAACAAAGCTGCGATATCGCGGTAGTTTTTCTGAGCATTATTTCTGATCGACACCCAGGGCGACTGCAGGTAATTGCCCTTATCGGATATAAATACCTTTCCTCCGATCTTTAATTCCCTGGTTGCTTCCTCATAGAGTGAAAATTCTTGTGCCATCAGGATAACGAGTTGCACATTAGCGACATTGAGAAGCTTCTTGCTGATCAAGAGTTTGCAAATGTTTTTAAAATACTTCTTTCCATTATCATCCATCCATACTTCAGGTTTAGGAGCAATGAGAAGTAAATCATACTCAATAGTTTCTTTAGTACGGTCCTTCCGAACGGTACCGGAAAGCTCTTTTATCTTAGCCGGTATAGCTGGTCTTCCCATTAAAGTCATTAATACTCCCCCCCTGACTTTTGACATAGGCAAAGGTTTTGAAGGCTAACGGTCGTGCGGCGTTTTGCCCTAGAGATCCGACCCCCCCGGTACTCTCGCTGATGTTCAATGAGTTGCACTCTGATAATGTTTAGTTGTTTGCTTGACATAGTACTATGCATTGATATAGTTAACAAATTCTCTCTTTCCTAACCATGTAGTTCATTGATGATACTAAATTGCTTGCTATTGCTATTCTTTTTGCCTTTATCGTACGCATTATCCATTTTGCCTACGGCAGTACCTTCTCTCCTTAACTCCTCCTCAATCGCACGCAAATAGATCATCGTTGTGTTAGGCGATCTGTGTCCCAACATATGTTGCACTTCAGACAATGTTGCACCATTCCTTAAGGCAGTGATAGCAGCTGTGTGTCTGAGTGAATGAGCAGTGATCTTTGCACTATCAATGCCAATAAGTCTTAAGTATCTCTTAATGATCTTTGATATAGTAAGTGTAGTGATGCGTGTGCCATGACTAACATATGAATGATTGTAGAAGAGGGGTGATGATTCAGTGAGTGTATCTATCTGATTAAGATACTCTT